CGATACTTGGCATTGGGACCTGCGTCGGAGACGTGAAGCAGAAGAATATATTACATACTTTTATCTAAAGCACAATTAATGTACACACGTATACAATTATCTAGACAGCAACATGCAGTTGACAGTGACCTAACTCAACTTGCAGAATATAAATGGTGTGTTGACACATTTAAATTACCCAGTGACCTGCGTGAGTGGTACGCTAATAGTAAATGGAGCACGATTGAATTTAATTTTAGAGATCCTGCGCAGGCTACAATGTTTGCTTTGAGGTGGGCATGATAACAGATTTACATCGTATTTGGGGTGTGGCGCAGTACGCAACTCAACCAGAATTTACCTGCTACGAATCAGTGCAGGATCGATTAGACACTTACACAAAAGAACAGTATCTTAAAGATCCAGAAGCAACGGTACAACAGGTATTTGATATCTATCGTTCGATTAATATTACGCCAATTGTCTATTACACAGAAGCTGGATTGATTAGTGCTATTAAAGACCTATCTAATACAGTGACTAATAGTGTTAAGAATAATGTTATTAACTTGGGCAACAATCAAGGACAAGGTATTAATAGATTTTTGTTTCCTAACATGATGACTGCTGAACCCAAAGGGCGTGGCAGTAACAGTCTTAAAGATCGTTTCTTAAATGATGCAAAATTACGTCGTGCCATTAACTTATGCTTCGAATACAGAGAAGGTAACAATCTAGTCAGCCCAACTGCACTGCGTCGTGCTTTGGAGTTGGTCACAGGTGAGAATGTACAGAACTTTAAGAGTTTAAATGCACGTGCTATCGTAGAACACTTATGCCCTGTGCTTTGGGGCAATGTCTATGACTACAGTGCGGGCTATGGCGGCCGCATGCTGGGTATAACAACCAGTAACATGCGTTATAACTACCAATGTATCGACCCTAACACAGAAACAGTTCGACATTTAACATACTTGAGTGAACTGATAGAACAAGCAGTTGGTAATCGAGGTTTAATCACACAGGCAGTTAGTGAAGAATATGAACCTGAAGATATTGACTTGGCATTTAGTAGTCCACCATACTTTAACTTAGAGAAGTACAGTGATGAGCCGACCCAGTGCATGGTTAGATACACTACATTAGATGAGTGGTTTGAGGGCTATGTTGTGCCTACTATGCAGAACATCTACAAAGGCCTAAACCCAGACGGAGTGTTTGCTACTAACATTGCAGACTATAAGTCATATGGTAATAAAGAGTATGCTGTAGTAGAGCGTTGGATTGCCACTGCTGAGAAGTTAGGCTTTAAACATTCCGGCACAATTAAGATGATGCTGAATACTCGCCCGGGTGTAGGCAATGATAAGACTGCTGGGCGTGAAAAGTTTGAGGGCGTCTACGTTTTTACTAAATGAAGATTAGCATTAGACATTTAACCTACGGTGACATTCAAGACCGGGTTACATGGTTAGAACAAAACGTAGGAGAACGTAAGTATGTTTTGCATAACCAAACAGGCGGCTATGGATGGTGGTATTTCAATAATGATAGAATTATCGAAATTGAAGATGAACAGTGGGGTACAATGTTTTTATTAAAGTTTGGTGGTTAAGTGAGTATATTAGACGGAGCAAATGGCCGCAAGTTTATAGCTTCGGGTCCATTCGATGATGAAATGCCATGGCACTATCTTGTTATTGCTGATATTAGTTATTGGCTAAAACATGAACCAGAAATATATGCGTGGATGGATGATAACTTACCTAGAGGCAGGTTACACCAACAAGGCATGACTTTAGAATTTGAAACTGACGAACAATTAACTTTATTTGTATTGAGATGGGCATGACTAAAACACTTACACTATCGCATAAAAATTGGAATAATCTTAGAAATAAAGTTATAGAGGATTACGGACAGGCTACTGTACTAATCAGTTGGCGATTACGTACTACGTTAGGATTTACTGTACGCGAGCATAGAGATTACATCGAAGGTGCGGCTTGGGATCAGGAAAATACTATTCGTTTAGACTTCTGGGATGAGCAATTACAAACAATGTTTCTTCTTAGATACAGCGACTACATAATTTCCTAACTAACCGCCGAATTTTAGTGGAGCTATACCCTGTGCCATCATTAAGGCTTTATTTTTACCTTCTGCCAAACTTGCTTTGATAGCATCACCGCTAGCACTTGCAGTGTTAGCCATGTTTTTAAGTGTATCAGTAATTCCAGAACCAGATGTATCAGCACCTATTTTATGTAGGCTTGTTGCAAAGCCCATTGCGCCACCTAGTCCTAACTTGGGTGGTGCTGTAGAAATATCGATTCCTATATTATTAAAAGCAGATGATGTTTGTGTTATTGATGTATTAAGTGCGTTAATAGAACTAATATCTATACTTGCGCTATTAAAAGCATCAATAGCCGGTCCGCCCGATACATGTTGCATAAAGTCTGTCATACTTGGTACACTACCAGTAATTGGTAATCCGCCCGATATCATTGAACTAATGTTAGATGACATGCTACTCATTAGTCCAGATAGCGACGGTACCGCAGCTTCTAAGTTAGGAATAGATGGTATTTCGATAGCACTACACATACTAGCCGCGGCCTCTGGACTTGTAAATTTTGCGCCCATATCACTAAACTTGCTGGCCATTGCGCTCATATCGGGTAGATTAGCCGCAGTTAAACCAGAACCAGATGGTGCTAATTTACTTAAATCAGTTAGGTCTTTAAGATTTTCAATTTTACCACCTGGACTAATGCCTAACTGTTCAGTAACAGTAGATATAACTTTGGGATCGGTGATAGTACCCATGATTTTATCAACCTGTGCTGTGTGTTCAGGCATACTTAAATCTAACCCAGCGCCGGCAATTGCTCCATTTATTCCGCTGGCATTACCTAATTTTACACTGTTTAATTTATCAATAAGTCCAGCCGATGTGCCAAACTTAGACATGTCCTTTAAATCAAATACTGGTCCGGCAGCAGTAAATGCTTTCGACACATTGCCTAGATCACCAAGTGCCCCGTCAAGACCATGTGTAGCCATCGAACTCATATTAGTAATGCCTGTGCCAAAATCACTAAATGATGTATTTGATAAAAAAGCAGTTGTTTTGGTTAATTCGTTTGAATCTGCAATATGTCCCTGTGCTTGATTTAAAATTTGACCAAATGCCGCATGATTAGGAGTTGCTCCGAATCCCATGCCGGTGTGTAACGCTGTTAAATTAGCAAGTGTATTAGTTGCCGCTGTTACAATGCTAGCTGAATATACACCCCCTACATTAGCCGCTGCAGCGGCCAATTTATCTTTAGCATTACTTACACTCTGAGGAAGTGCTAACGCCGTTCCTTCTGCTATACCAACCATAGCAGTAATGGTACTAGGTGTAAGTGCTCCGGAAGCAGTGGCCAGAGTAACTTTCATGTTCTCTGCTATTACACTGCCAGCCTTTGCAGTTACTAAACTAATATCCTTTTCTGCCGACATGCCTAATCCTAAGTTATAATACCACCAGCGCCAGCTGGCTCAATACCTGTTGTTGTTTGTATATAGTGGTTTACTAATGCGCCACTTGTTTGTGCATGTAGCATAACATGACGTCTATCAATGTGTATACTCTTATTTAACTCAGATGTAAATAGGCTCTGCATCAAGCCAATGCCCTGTGGACTTGGTACTACAATCATTGGTTTAGATACAATGAATTCATCAGCAGTTTCTTCTAATACTTTAGCAATAACTTCATCACCATTTACTAATTTAAATGATACTAATGTATCTCGGTCGTACTTATTAGTTACTAGCACTTGTTTCCCCTAACATTTCGTTTAATTGTTCGTTGGTTAATTTTTGCAGGCCTTGGTAGCCGCCCGATACAAATAGTTTACCGTCACGATAAATTTGTGGCACTGTACGATGCCCTTCACTCATAATAAACTCGCGTGCGTCTAAATCTTCATCAATTTTAATTACTTCAAACGCAATCTTTTTCATTGTTAATAAATTCTTTGCTTGCTCACAGAATGGGCAAGAATCTTTTGAATACACAGTTAACATATTGGCTCCTTTTATTATAGTGTAGGTAATTCGTCGTAGTTCATCTCATCACTCATTACGCCAATTACGTAGTTAGTTGATTCGGACTCTTGTAAGGCTGTTTGTTTTTTACTGGTATCACTGTGCTTATTAAACCAAGGAATCGGAGTTGATTTAGGCGCAGGGCTAGTGTAACGTATACCGATTTGTTTTAGTGCATCTACGGCGGTATAATCAACAAAATCTTTCAAGATGTTAGCGTTTAAACCAATAACTGGGCCCATTTTGAACAAATAATCGGCCCATGCTTTCTCTTCGCAAATAACGTCTAGGTACATTTGATACACCTCAGCTTCGCATTCTTGTTTAATAGCAGCAAAGCGTGGATCTTCTTTAATCACTTGATTGATCAAGAACGCTGTCCATTCTTTGTGTAGTAATTCATCTTGTAGAATTAAACTGATAATATTACCATTACCAATAAAGATACGATTTTCCACCATAGCCAAACTTGTGGCAAATGATACCATAAAGCGGAATGCTTCTAGGCCGTAACTAGCATGTAGGGCTAGCCAAATAGCTTTAATATGTTCTGTTTCGCTAACTTTAATGCCGAGTTCAGCTTGACAGTTAATCACATGCAATTTGTCATAGTAGTTGCCAATGGTTGATGCCATGCTGACAATTTCTTGTGTATCATGAATTGTATTAAACACATCTTTAGGCACATTATAGATATTACGAATAATGTGGCTGTAGCTCTTACTGTGAATGTTAGTTTCAAAGAAACTCCAATTACTAATAAGTGCTTCTAGCTCTGGTAAACTTACTACTGGGCCAAATACTTGATTAGGTGCGCGACCTTGCAGACTATCTAAAGCTGTTTGACGTAACAAGTTACTAGTAAAGATATGTTTGACTGCATCGCTGGCACTTTTAAAATCATTGGCATCTTTACTTAGGCTAATCTCTTCTGGTTGCCAAAAGAAACCACGTGCTGTAGCTTCATAATCTGCAATCTTGTTATACTTAACTTCTTCAAAGCGTTGCACTGTTACTGGACCTGCCGGATCCAAAAACATCTTACGTTGTAGATAGTTAGTTGGCTTACTTAGGTTATACTGTGCTTTACTCATTTATAATTTGCAGCTTTCGCAGCCCTCTTCATCATCATAATCTATTGGTGCCATTGTTGGCGCTACTTCTGCAACCATCTTACTACCTTGTTTATTAATCAAGCTATAGTAGAATGTTTTAATGCCCCATAGCTGTGCCTGCATTAAATTCTTAGCAATCAATGTAGTGGGCACCTTACGATCCGCAAAGTGTGCCGGATTGTAAAATGTGTTAGTGCTGATACTTTGATCCACATAGGCCGCTAGTACTGCCGCAGTTTTTAAGTATGCTGAACAATCTTTTTGTTCCCACATGAGTTGATATTTATTCTTTAACTTATGATATTCCGGAACAACCTGTGTGAATGAGCCAGCTTTTGATTCTTTAACTGAAATTAAACTCATAGGCATTTCAATACCATTGGTTGAGTTAATAACAACACTGCTTGACTCTACAGGAGCAATAGCCATTAAGGTAGCATTGCGTACACCATATGATCTCATATCACTACGTAGTTGTTCCCAATCAAGTTCTGGTGTAAAGTCAGCAAGTTCATTAACACCATCTGCACGATTCTCCCAAGGAAACTGTCCTTGACCGTAACGTGTTTTTGCAGAATCTAAACATGGGCCACGTTCTTTAGCAAGTTCGACTGTGGCTTCTGTTAAGTAGAATGCTTGATGTTCCATCCAACTTTTAACTTCTTGTAGGGCATCGCTATCGCCGTATTGTAAACTACGTTTAGCATGCCAATAGGCCAAGTTAGTAATACCAATACCCAAGGGTTGTAGCTCATCGTTTGACAATTGGCTTTGTATGCTTAAGAAATCTTGATAGTCCAAAATGTTACATAAACTACGTTGCAGGATACGGCAAGCACGACGCATGTCTTCTGGATTGCGGAAAGCACCCCAATTTATACTACCAAGTGTACACAGGGCAATGCGACCAGTTGGATCATCTAA